AGCTAAGAAACCTAAGAATCTTTTTCAAAAATTGAAAGAAAAAGTTGCTGATAAAGAAGAACAATTTGAGTACATCTCAGTTGCCGTAAGGCTTCTGGTAGTATTTTGGAGTGGCCTCCTGGTTACAAGCAATTATCTCCCTAAGATTCCGGGTATAACAACAGGAGAAAAGCAGGATATTACATTTCCAGCTTCGCTTCTGGCTACCGCTTTGTCCTCCTTTGGGCTAGAGCAAGCTAAAAAAGGTAGTAAAAGTAACGACAAAGTTGCAGAAAATCAAGGTATGGTGCAGACTATAAGAGTAATAACACCTATTAAAATAGAAGGTGCTGAAGTAATCGACCCCAAACCAAACAAATGAAAAAGCTACTTCCATTATTATTACTTGCACCAATGTCACCAGTCCTTAGTGACATCAAGCAAGAATTTGTGACATCTGCCCAGATTACTGTTGATATGCCATATAGCGTTACAAATAAATTAGGTACTACATATTCAATATCTGGAAATAACATTACACCCTCTGTTACTTCTGGAGGCTCTACAACATCAGGAGCAGTAGGAGGACTTAATGTTGCTTCGATAACAGCAGGAGTTCCAGCTATGATACAAACTGATAAAGCGGTAACAAGTGCAGGATCAGCGTTCTCTCTTACTGAAGCTGTGACAATGGGAGATGTCACTCCATCTGCAATAACTCCTTCTAGTGGAATCGCTGCAATACCTCATCTATCAGGACAGACAACTGTGGGGTCAGGTGGTACTGCTGGAAACCTTGCTATGACTAGCCTTTCATCGGGTGTCCACTCGTGTACTGCTGGGGGAAGTGGTACAAGTTGCATAGGCAGCACTACAGTTCGCATAACCATAGATTGAGAAGCTTGACTAGACTTTTCTGGTTAGTTTTATTAGTATTACCTATAAGAACACTTGCTGTACCTGTTGTTCCACAATTTCGTTCCGGGTCGAGCCAAACTTCAAGTTCTTCTGAATCAGTAATAAATGAAACTATCACAAGTCATCAATACAGAACTGGATATAGCTACTCAAGTTCTGGACATAATATTGAAAGTGCTGATCTTAACGGATATATCAACCCTACAGCCACGACTCTTACTGAACAAACAGTTGGGGGAGTAAATTTTAGTTGGACTTCACCAAACTTAGAAGCTGTGCCAAGATGGAAGATCACAACTCCAGGTTCAGCCTTTTCTCTACAAGAAACACTAATCACACCGGGGTTAGATACAGTCACAACCATAACCAGAACAATAAATTCAAGCACAACAACAGAAACTACAACTACCTTTGGGCAATAGCTTTATTTCTCTGTCCTACAAAAGTTTTTGCTAATACAACAGTTGCCAGTCCCAGTTCTAATGCCCAAGGGGTCGTTAATAACAATGCCACCATGATAACTCCTTCAGCCATGCCATCTTTTAGAATGAGTCAAGGCATTGTCTGTGCTTCTCCTAGTCTTACAATTACTCCTTATGTAACAGATGCACATACATTTTCATTACCCAGAGAAACTGTTACTAGACAAAATATTTATGATGAAACTACTGGAGCAATAAAATATGTGCAGGAAACTCCTAGATTTGAAAAAGAAAATTTTAACTTAAATTATGGTATATCTGCTCAAATAAATATTCCATTAGGCAAGTCTCCTGCTCTTTGCCATGAAGCGACAACAGTAAATATAGAAGCTCAAAAGTTATTGATAAAGAAAACCAAAATGGAGATCAGCCTTTATCGTCTTGAGCAATGTGCAAAAATGGCAAAATTAGGAGTTACCTTCAAGCCAAATACTCCAAGTGCTATTACTTGTGAAGATATTGTTGTTACGATCCCACCAAACCAAGTATTACCTCATAATCACAAAATCGAAATAAAATCACAAAAATAGCCCTTTCAGATTGACCTGTAAAGGGCTTGTAAAATTGTTTGCTTATGTTTATACCTTGTCTTTTTTCTTTTTGGTCAATTTTGTCACGACTTGCTTAACTATTGGGCGGACAAGCTGAAGTACAAGCGGTGCAGAAGCACCAACCAAAGCAAGGCTAAAAACCCCAACAAACTGTGGAGCAGACGGAATATATTTATCTTTAAATGGAACGCTTTCATAAAGAGTTATACATTCACTCCCATCTTGCCCTCTTTCATGCCCAATAACACGTTCTAACTTTTTATCGTTACGAAAATCTCCAACCCTTTGGTCATTTTTACCAGGACAGGGAGGAAAGTTTGGTGGTGGATCTTCTGGTGGATTAGGAATTTTAGGCTGTTCTGTTTCTGGTAAAGGAGGTGGATCGTTACTAATAGGAACTTCTTCAGTTATTACTAAATTTTCTGGAGAATAATCAAGCGGTATAAAACTAGGAAACGGAAAATCACAGGTAGTATATACACCATTTGGATCTTCTAATAATAAATTACGATTACCAGTATTTTTTATATCTCGATGCTGATAAGTACAACCAGGAGCATCTATCTCAGGTGGGGTTGCTAAGTTTATATAATGTGGAATGTAAGGTTCTGGAACGTCTGGAATATAAATCTCAGGAATACTTATCTCAGGTATTTCCATTAACAATCATTAAAATCACTCGCCATATTTTCTCCAATCTTACCGCCTTCTCTTCTTGCAGTATTCGTAGCAAAACCAGATAAGAACCAACCAACGATAGGAACATTAGATAATGACGTTACAAGTCCTGTTCCTGTAGCAACTGACGTACCAATAAGTTGTCCTGTAGATTCTCCTTTTGCTTTTTCTTTTATACAAGCAATTTGTTTTTCTGTTAATTTGCTATTATTTTCAATTTTTAAATTAGTCTCGCCTGCTATTGTTTGTATATCTTTTCTTACCAATGTTTTACTAGCACCTAAAAACCCTGCTGGTTTTTTTATAGATTCTACAGAAGCAATAATTCTTGGATCGTGCATACGATGTAATATTCTATAACCTTCTTTATCAGCTTGGATCTCATAAGTAGAATATTTACTTACAGGTAAATCGAACATTGGTAACGAAGATTTTTTGCTCAATAAATTAATTGTATAAAAATTAGAAGCAACAAAAACAGTTCCAAGTCCTATTGATATTCCTTTAATTAAATTATTATTCATACATTTTTATAATTTAGGTAAAGATTTTGTTGGTAAAGACATAGCAGGACTTGTCATTTTTGGTAAACCTTGATCTAATACTTTTGGCATCATTCCTTGTACATTTCCAAGAACTTCATTCATTATCTTTGCCTTGAATTGTTCGCTAGTTACATACTTAAATGTAAAAAAACCACCGCCTAAGATTCCTAATACTAGAACTGTCGATAAGATGGAAAGATAATTACAAATTTTTTGAAACATGATTTATTCGGCAATAATAAGAGCTTGCTCAATGATGAGCATAGTTGTTCTATTGTTTATAGTAGCCTTGAGTCCCCTTTATGTCACTATGGGTTTAATGACAAGGCAGATGCAGGATAAATCTAATTAACTTTTAGCTTTTTTAGCATCAGAAGGTTTTATTTCTTCTTTTTGATTTTCTGTTGATAATAATTGTGCCTGTGCATCTTTTACACCAATGATTGCACCTTGATACCTGTCCTCATTTTTACAGGCAATATCATAAGCATTTTTAGCTTCTTCTTTTTGTTTTTGTATGATTACGAGTTGTTCCTCGTATTTTTTGATAAGTGCGTCTAGTGGATTGCTCATTAATCTGCTGCCTCTGCTGTGTTGGTCTTAGCCCACTCAAGGTATTCTTGGTAGTCAATGTTTGCTTCGTCAAATGGAATTGTAGTTACTACTCCATCTAATGTTTTTTGCACAGCACTTATAGTATTTGTGTATTGATTTTTTAAAAGTTTATAAGTCATAATTAAAGTTCCGCATTAGCCTCCCATGTATAAGCGGTAAAGTAGTTTGCACTTCCGCTAGATACACCAATATATGTAGGACCTTTAGTACTTATCTGAGGAGTACTTGCGGTCCTTACTACATCTGCATTTAATACTTGTCCTGTAGTAGTACTGCTTCTAGCTCTAATTGTCATCGTAGGTGCTGCTCTCATTTCAACAGCAAAACGTGGTGCGGGAGAATTACCATCGTTCCATGCAGTAACAATAATACAATCATTAAAATCAGTACTTGTACCAGGCACACTTCCTTCATCAAAAGAATTTTGATAGTATCTACAACATTTTAAATATTCATCACCGAATGACCTATGTTGAAAATCCGAAGCTGAGTCTCCAACTTCTAATTGAACTCCTGTAAGTTCATAAGTTGCATCATTTGTTGTGTACCATGTTGCAGTTTGATCTGGTGTTAAAGTTGAAGCACTATAATTATTCCATTGGTTTAGTGTAACTGTGCCTGTATTATTTGTACCCCAAAACTGAAACCATTGTATATACATACCTTGATCAACATTATTATCAAAAGATAAATCCGCATGACCAGGAATCGAATGTGTTACTTTTGTCCAAGTATCTGCTGATAAAGCCATTGAAAAGCAATACCCTTTACTTGTGCCATCATATGATCTTAAAGCAACGTAATAAGTTTGTGCAACACTTGCTTTTACCCAAAAAGATAATGTTATATAACTAGATGCTGAAGTATAATTCCAACCACTATTTGCTACATCTTGTGCTTCTATCTTATAAATTGTTCTTATATAATCGCTAGTCCCTGCACCACCTGTTTGGTTTCCATTGGTAATTTTTAACGCTTTTCTAAATCCTAATGTATAAGGTGTTGTTCCACTTGCAACATCAACTTGTGCTTGTGTAGCAGCTTCATCTGTACTTGCATAATTAACTTGAAATCTATCAACACTATTATATCCAGATGTTGTAGATGACGTTCCCCTTTGGGCTATGGTCATTGCTCCGTTCAGAATCAAGTTGTCTTGTTTTCGGCCACCACCAAAACCTGATGCTGTTCCAGAACAGGTTACATTTGCAGGAAATGTAGCATTACCAGAATTATCAAGAGTAATGGCATCAGCCGAAGCTCCTGTGTGCCTGATACTGTTTACAATTAATCTGCTGGTCATTAGGTGTCTCCTAAACGTATAAAAATAAACTGGGTTAAATACCCATCGCCATATAAATAACTACTACCAGAAATTCCCGAAACAGTAAATTTTACTTTTACGTTACTTGTATCTGTTACATCTATAAATGAAAAGCTACTTCCTTGGTTTGATTGTATCTGACCCGAACTAGCACCAGTAGCACCAGCAGCAGCCCTCCCATGCTTAGTATAAGAACTATTATTAATAGTTACCATTGTATCGACAAAAACTGAATCAGCATTATGTATCTCAGCGTGAGCCTTACAAATTACTAACCATTTTCCTGTGTTTGGAAAAGAAAAAATACCGCTAGATTCGGTCATACCAGTACCAATTTGTGAAGCACCGCCAGTAATATTATATCTTTCTAACTTGGCTGATTCTATGTCACCATTACCTTTACTACTGAGCATATTCCAAATGTCAAACTCTGTAATTCCTGGAACTGTAGTTGCGAGAGTTGCAAATCCAAGATTTCCAGACCCATCTGTTTTTATGTATTGGTTTGCACTACCATCTGCCTGTGGCAGCTTAAACTCAACTTCACTAGCTGAAGGTGCGGAAGTTGGAACTGCTATTGAAACAGAATTACCACCAGAATGTACTAATTTAATCTTTCC